ACACGATTATCCTTTCCGCATATACTGTTCCGGCGAATTCACCATCTGTGGCATACAGCTTTCCGCGAATAATGGTATCGTTAAGCTCCGCTTTCCCGGTTTTGGCATCAATCAGGAATCCCTTTTTACCGGCGTCATAGTTTTCAGACTGAAGCTTATCTATCACCAGCAGGCTCTTTATCCACGCCTCATCCAGAAAAGCCTCCCGGATAAACACCTGTCCGCCCTTCATGTACATGAACAAATCCATCGATTTATTCACCGGGTTATAAAACGCAAACTGCTGCGCGTTAAAACCGATAAGCGTGCTCACCTCTCCGCCTTTCAGCTCGGCCCCGATAACCATACCGGCGGAATAGTCCTCACCGTTGTAATGGATCCGGACTTTCATATCGTGGACCACCGATGCCTGACCGGATGCCATATCCCACTGTGCGCGAATGGAGTTTTGTGCCATGGCGAAACCGTCGTCTGCAGTCACCTTAACCGCGTCCAGTTTCTCTGCAAGTGCCTTCGTTTCTGTGACTGTGTAGTTGCGGACTTCGATAATTTCTGCTTTCATCGCGCCGTTTTCGCGCTGCCAGTAGCCCCACTGGCCGTATGCGTTGTTGGCGTTGTTGATGATGGCTTCGAAGTTGTCATCCGCCTGCGACTGCAGATCTTTGATGATTTGGGAATCACCCAGCCCGGCGGCCACTTCATCAATAATGGTTGATGCATCGAACTCGGCCACACCGCGCACAAACTCAGTCCAAGGGGACTGATTGCCGGTTTTATCTACCAGGCGGGCGCGGAAATAAAACGCGGTACCGGCGGCCAGACCGGCCAGTTCGTGAGAGCGGGACGGATACGGCACATCAGCCAGCAGCAACAGGTTCTGCCCGTCATTGGTTTTGCTGTACTGAATTTCAGTTTTCAGGGTATCTTCCGTGAATTTCCCGAACTCCCAGTTCAGTTTGATCCCGAATACCAGCGTGGACGCACGGAAGTTCAGCGGCACCGGCGGATCCCCCACCTTGCCGGTCAGCCGGGTTTCCTTTGAATATCCCCAACCGCTGGAAATTTCCGCCGCGTTAATCGCCCTGACCCGCACCAGATAGCGGCCTGAATAGACCACGGGCACATCAAACGAAGTGGTGGCATTACGCGGCACATTGATCCAGTTGCCGTCATCGCGCCGCCACTGCGCCTCGTAGGCAATCGCGTTCTCCGCCGGTGACCAGGTAACCTGCATAGTTTCAATGCTGATCCCCTGGTTAACAACAGAATAAGAGCTGATGGTAATATCTTTCGGCGGGAACTGGTTGCCGGGCGGAATAACACTGATTGGCCGTTCATCGAGTACCGCGCCGGTGTCTATCCGGTCGTATTTGTCCGGATCATGCATCGCCCCCGATATCGTGAACGTACCGTCATCATTCTCAGTCACGCTCACCACCCGGTACTGCTGGGCGTACAGCTCATCTGATTCCGTTACCCAGACACATTCCGGTTCCGGCGTTTCACTGTATTCCGTGGTAATAGTGATCACATTATCTGTGACCATCTGAATGGTACGGGCCTGCGATTTACCGGACGGCAGGTTCAGCATCAGCCGGTCACCCGGCGCGGCATCCGGTTTGCGGTCGAGTGTGATACTCCGGCCATTCACAGCCCTGACGCGGCCGCCGGTGACTTTCCCGGACAGGTTTTCATCCGCCACCGCAATGATGTAGCCCGGCTGTGGGATATTACCGTCTAGTCCCACACCGAATGTCACCACGCGGTCTTTGTTATTGGTGAGGATGCCCCAGCGGCCTTTGCGGTTGGCCTCTGACTGGCGGGTACAGCCGATCGCCGTCATTTCCAGCTGATTAAAGCCGAACCGGTAAACCAGTTCGTTTTCAAACACCGGCTCCATCGCATCAGCATAACCGTTCAGCGGATCCGAGTACGACACCAGTGCGGAGGAATAACGGGCCTTACTGTTGCTGCCGGAATAGGTGAACTTCCCGTCGAGTACGTTGGCTTTGGTATAGCTGTAATCGATATCACGCGGCATATCCGCCAGGGTGATAATCTGGTTACCGCCCCAGTAGGTCATTCCCCGGAAGATGGCCGCAAAATCCCGCAGCACGGTATAGGCTTCATTGCGATCCTGCACATACACATCACAGATATAGCGCGGCTCAGTGCCGCTACCACCTTTGCCGTCCGGTACCGGCTGGTCACAATACTGCGCAACACGGTACAGTTCCCATTTATCGATATTCTGCATTTTGATGCGGTCGCCGAGGCCAAAGCGATCGGAAACCACGATATCGTAAAATATCCATGCGGGGTTATTGGTCCATGCCCACTTAAACGAACCATCCCAGGTGCCGGAGTACGTCCGGTGCTCCGGGTCATAGTTTGACGGTACACGGATAATACGCATCTTCGGCTCACAGGTGACCTGCGGGATAGAGCCGTTAAACTGTTTTGAGTCAAACTCGATATACAACAGCGCGGTATGCGGATACCTCAGTTTGGCATCGATCCCTCGGTGTAGCTCTGTAATACCATGGTGTCACCGATTTTGGCACTGTTGGCATCCTCAGTAATTTTCCGCACCCGCAGTGTCCACGATGTGGCCGATTGAGGAAGATCAATACGATGGGTGCGCTCATAACCTGAGGTAGTTTTCCCCTTAACCCGGCCGTCCACAACGGTTTTCCAGCCGCCGCCGTCAGTCTGCAAATCAATGGCGTATTTCACCTCGTTACCGACCATATCCCCGTTATCCTCCTGCCGGAACAGGGACGGCCATTTCAGACGGACGCGGACCGCAGACAACTGCGGGTTAGTGAATGCATGTGCCCACGGTGTGCTGCTCTGCACGGTGGTACCAACCGTGATTTCATTCTCCGCCGCCGGCATCCCCTGAATATAGGTTTGCGCCTGGGTACCGGGGCGGTATTCCCACACCACACCGGGAAAGTTTTCCGACCCGTCAGCGTTCAGCAGCGGCGTACCATCCAGAAAGATATTCTTCCCGGTCAGTTCACCGGCAAATTCCCCTTCACCGAGGGCGATCAGCAATTTTGCTTTGGCAACGGACTGTAAATCGTCCGGCTGTTCGACGGGTGTGCGCGGGCTGCCGCCACCACCTTTGCGGCCTGTGATTTGTGTCATTGTGGGATTCCTGCTGAAAAACTGAGAAAGGGTTACTGCTGATCTTCGACGTAAATTCCGGCTGAGATAACGGCTCCGCCGATGCGGCGTTTACCGTAACCGATCGGTACCGGATAGCCCTGAGAAACGGTGTTGGTCGGTGCGCCGAACGCATAGGACGGTTTGTTTTCGCCCTGGTCTTTCATGGCGATCCCGTTTGGTTGTGGGGACAGCATCTGGATAATGCCGCCCAGCATCATAACCGCACCGGTTGTGGCCATAAAACCGGTCATACCACCAGCCGCAAAAGCAGCACCTATACCACCTGACATAAATACAGCCGCAGCCACCAACACTGCACCGAAAATGGTCTGAAATAATCCGCCGCGTTTGCTGCCGATAACGACAGGCATAATCCTGATAACATCACCTGTTACCGGAAACCCGAGATCATCTTCACCGATGTTTTTCTTACCACGAAAAACCGCAAAGGTCAGTCCGCGCGATTTACTGGTATTCAGAAATTGTTCAAAACCAGTGATAGTGCAACATAGCGCCCGAATAGCTTCTGATGTAGTCCTTATTAAACGCTGATGTGTTTTGCCAAAAGTTTTGCCTAACACACCACCAAGTTCTATTTTTACCATGATTTCCTGTGACATATTTACCCCATAAAAAAACCCGCCGAAGCGGGTTATATTTTTTAAATTAATTTAAATACATGAAGTTATAGAATTTATTCTATTATCTATTCTATATTTAAACATTCCGCCCTGATGATAAAAACTAATATTTGTTTTATTTCCAGAACTGGTCACATCAACTAATTCAAGTTGTCCCGCTGAATAAACAGACCACCCATCTTTTGCAGGCTGTATAAAGACGCTTCCGTATGTTTGGCTTTTTTCCTGCCATCCATAGAGAATGCAATTGGCTACTTCTTGAGTTGATTTATCTGATTGAAATTTATTATCTGCTGGACGCTGACGAAGTTCTGCCATTCCTGCGCATCCAGTAACAATAAAAATAAATAGCAGCGTTATAATTTTCTTCACTACCCACCCCTATACATATTTAATAAACAATTGTCATTCAGGGTAATAGCACCAAGTCACGTTGTCATGTGTAATTTATGTCTCAGCACCATAACTGTGCGATCACGCCAATAACCGCCATACGGAACCCGCTGGCTCAGGTGACCGTATAAGTGATGCAGGAGCATGTTATCAGGCAATAAAATACCGGCATGATTGGCGACCGGAGCCTGCACTTGCATCACTATCAAATCTCCGGGCTGCGGATCATCAACCTGAATAAATCCGGCCTCCTGCCAGTTGTCCGCATAACGGTTTTCCCCCTGTTCCCACCAGGGGTAATCCACCCGGTAATCAGGCAGTTCAATGCAGTGTTCCTGCCGGAACCAGCTCATGACCAGCCCCCAGCAGTCCGTAAACCCGAGTACAAACGGCCGACCGAGTAATGGCTGCTCACCGCGTGGCTGAACAGTCCGCAGATCCCCCTCCGGCCAGCTGACGATATACCACGGCACACCGAGGGCATCACACTGTGCTTTATCCAGTTCTGACGGCTGAGTGGTGGCATCCGGGTGACTGTGCACAATACCGGTCACCGTCCCCCAATCCTCAGCAGCGGCGTAATCCTCCGGTGATAATACGAAGTGCTCTTCCGGCGTGGCCGCGACATTGCGGCAGGGAAAGTATTTCACCACCCGGGATTTTTGCGCGATCACCCCGCAGCATTCGCGGGGATACTCACGTTCAGCATGTGAAAAAATGGCTGCCTGGATATTTTTACGCATCCCTATTTCCTCAGTAGTGATGTTCCCGGAAAGCCGCCAAACGGGATCGGATTGTTTTTGCCGAAGCGGGGGAAGCAACCTGTGTTCAGCATGCCGCTGCACTGATCCTGTGCCGGATCATCCACACGATTGCCGTGCTTATCGAAATACCCGTTCTGCCCGGCATAATCACAACCGTCACCAGATTTGTATTTGCCGCGTATACACCAGGTACACATTGCATGCAGTTGCCGCGTCGGGATCAACACCCCCTGCAAATCCATCGGACTGGCTAAATCAAACTCGATAACCTCATTGGTTTCCGAGGATTTGCTGTCGATATAAAAGACCGAGACTTTTTCCTGGGTAGGATCTGCCGCCGGGTTGCCATCCGGAAAATTAGCCGCATCCAGATAGTGTGCCAGGGTGTCATGTATCGTGACTTTCGCTTTCAGCATGTCATCGTATGCCAGACACAGCGCGGTGACAGAACCGTCCAGATTTGCCACCGATAACTTCGGCTGTGCACCTGATCCGGTTGTTGATGCTTCCAGTCCCTCGATCTGCACCGGCCAGGCACGGTACTCTTCGCCCTGCCACCAGATGGATTTTGCCGGGAGCTTTTCAGGGTCGCCGCCAGCGGCCGTAATATCTGCTTCTGTGTGAGGAATGTTGTAAGCATGGAACCGCAAAACATCCGGCGCGCCGAACGCGGAACCATCAACTTCAAAAAGCCGGACGGCATTACCCGGTTCCAGCTTCTGATAATCGCTTGTAATCATGGTTTAAATGCCTGGGTAAAAGTGAGAGAGAGTGAATAGTTGTCGCCGCCGAGCGGGGTGAGCTTCGGATCATCACAGCGATACAATCCGATATCTTCCAGTGGCGGTTTCCACTGAAAGGCACGGATTCCGCCGTGCCGGTCAATAAAATCGCGGATTGGCCGGATATAACTTTCCGTCCCGGTGAAGTTAAGAGACCATTTCTGGCTGCGGATGTTAATACCATCACCGCAAACCTGCTCGTAACCATCACCGAATTTTGCTTTGCGAAGACGGAACGAAATATCACTCTGCGGATTCAGCCGCGGACTCCAGGTGAATACTTCTATCATCTGCCCCCCTTAACCAGATTCCAGACTGAACCAGATGGTCGCGTTTCCTTGTCCATCAGTTTGCGAAAGCGCTGGTCGACAAATTGCCCCACTTCCCTGCCGAACTGCTCATAACCACCGGATGCCTGAACCTGCTGATTCCCTTCACCGTCAATATGGATATGGACCACTGGCGCGGCGGTGTCGCCATTTCCGCCATACATTCTAACGCCGAGATTTCCGTCCGGGCCGCGCTTCAGCGGCATAATAGCTTCCGGTCCGGCTTCGCCCATCAGCCCGGCATTCGGTGCTCCGCCTTTGGCGAATGCGAACAGTGTCGGGCTGCTGACAACCTGATTACTGTACTGACTTAATCCCGGAGAATTATGTACCCCACCTTTGGCGTGTGGCATGACTGAAATGTTTTTTGGCGGCATCGGTACTGTAGATCCATTGGCAGTACCGCCACCAAACCCACCGAACAAACCGGTAATGGCATTTGTTATCTGACCCTGAATCGCAATTTTTATCAGATCCTGAATGATGGATTCAGCCAGCGATGCTGATAGCTCGCGCAGGCCTTCTGAAAATCCTTTTGTTCCTGTCAGCATTCCGGCCAGTGAACCCGCTGTTTTTTGCTCTACAGCATCAATAAGGTTAATCTGCATTCTCTGCCAGTTACCCTGAGCGGAATACAACTCCTTAGCTGCCTGAATCTGCGCCTCTTTTGATTTCTCGGATGCCTGTGCCACCAGCGCTTCATACCGCTCTTTGTTGATAACACCATCACGGTAATACGCCTGGTACAGTGCCTTTTGTTCTTCCAGTTGATTGCGCAGCTGTACAACGGGATCAACCTCACCTGCGAGTGAGATATTCGGTAAGGCTAAATCTTTTGCCTGTTGTGACAACCGATCACGCTGGCTGGTTTGCGACAATTGCAATCTGGCTCTCTGATATTCCGAATCAGTAAGCAGCCTGGAACCAAATAGTTCCTTCAGTTCCAGTGTAGCCTCGCGCTCCTGGCGAAGGATTTCTGCAGATGGTGAATATTTTTCTGCCAAAGCAACGCGCTGCCGCTGATGATTTTCGGCGCTGATCAGTGACAACCGGTTCATTTCTGCTTGTGACATACCCCCTGAGTGGTGTAGTTCTTTCAGCTTATCCAGCATATCTGATTCATTCAGGGTGATTTTTTGCAGGCTGGTTGCGTGTTCAGATTCGATCTGGCGGCGGAGTTGCTGGTACTGATTAAGCTCTTTTTTACCTGTTCTTGTTCCGGGTAGCTCATTAGTACCTGTTGATACGACAGGTTCTTCTTTCGGGGTTTCTTCTTTGGGTTTTACTTCAAACTGTCCTTCTGCCAGCGTACTTCGGGTGTTCTTTTGACCTTCCTGCATCCTTGAAATTGAAGTATTGGTATCCTCAAGCTGACTTAAGAGAGCGGTTTTCTCCTTTTCCATGTCTTTCGAGTTCCAAAAAAGACTACCGAATGCACTTTTTTCACGCGATTTCGCTATATTAATAGCTGTATCTGAATATCTTCCCAGCTGGCTTTCCAACTGTCTTTTTTCGGTATAAAGTTTTTCTAAATTCTCTTCATACTCATCAAGTTTCAGTTGCACTTTCACTTTAGAAAGCTTTTGCAGCTCCGCAACTGTCAGGACAGTTTCATCCTTAAGGCTTCGCAGCCCCTCCCGCGCCTGTACACTGTTGGTGTACAGACCATACAGCGCAGATCCGGCAAGTAATGCTGCCCCCATTGGTCCACCAAGCAGATTAAGGGCACCACGGGCACCAGCCCCGGCAACAGACAATGCGCGGGTAGATAAAGCCAGGCGGTTATTTGCCGCGTTGAGCTTATCCTTTGCGGCCGACTCCGCTAAATTTGCCTCTCTGATCCTTCTGCTTATGGCTGCATATTCTTTTTGATAACTGATATTTATGCCGTGCTGTCTGTTTATAACTGACTGTTGCGCCAGTTTCCTTGATTCAGCCTGAGCCTGTAACCGGCTTGCCTGAGCCGCTTCTATTGTTGCCTGTGCTGTTCTCTGTGTCTGGCGTGACGCCTCTCTGGCGGCAGCACCAGTCTGGTACCAGGCTTTAACCTGTCCCTGTAAACCCAGCGTCATTCTGGATGCCATGACCGGCAAAACGGCATATGTAACAATACTGGCTAATGTTGAGAAATTATCCGTCAGTCCATTCACAGCAGCGGTGACATTCTGAATGCCTGATCTTATCGGCCCGTCAGTGCTATGACCCACAGAGAGTGCCAGTCCCTCAAATGAGGTTGCCAGTAATTCCAGATCCCCGTTCAGGTTATTCGCCCTGATATTTGCCTGCTCATACGCGGTGTCAGTGCCGGTCAGTGCCGCGGTCAGTTCTTTCAGTTTGTCCGTGTTTTCACGCAGGTTAACTGCGGCACTCACGTTTGCTCTGCCGAAAAGCTTCACTGACGCTGTGGTTGAGTAGTTCTTTTTGTCCAGGTTATCCAGCGCCACACCCAGCCCGACAACTGACGGCCTCAGTGACTTATCGGCGGAACGCTCGAGAACAAGGATCACGTTACGCAACATCCGTCCGGCCTCGGCACCTTTGATACCTTTCTCGGCCAGCACCTGAATTGCCGCATTCAGTTCTTCAAATTTTATCCCGGCCTGTGCGGCCACAGTGCCGGAGTTTTTCACCGCCTCAGAGGTTTCACTGATTTCTGACGCCCCGTATTTTGCCCCGGCGGCCAGCACGTTAATATAGCGCTCTGCTGATAATGCCGATGCCCCGTACTGGTTAAGGCTCAGAGACAGGGATTTAGCCGCATCAGCGAGATCGACACCTGAAGCCTGAGCCAGGGTGATAGATTTCGCGGTTACTTCTTCCAGTGCGCCGGCCGTTTTCAGCAACGCCGGTTTTGCAGAGGCCAGCAACTTCATTGCATCAGCAACTTTAGTGGCGCCAAATTCAGTGGTTCGCCCCATGCTGCGGGCGGCATCATCATAGCGTTTCATCTGTTCGGCAGATGCGCCGGTGATAGCGCTGAGATCAGATAACGCCTGACTGTACTGGCGTGAAACAGACAGAATGCTGCCGATAGATAACCCGCCACCGGCCAGTAATGCCAGTTTACCGGCCACATTGGTGACGCTTTTGCTGATGCCGTTAAAACTGTCCTCAACGCCTTTTGCGTCCCGCTTTGCCTTATCAGAAAAGCGTTTTGTTTCACGCCCGGCATGGTTCATTGCGTTGCTGATATTTGAACGGAAACTGGCATCGTTCAGCAGCAGGCCGACACGCAGATCTGCAAGGTTTGACATCTATCCTCCGATAATTTTCATGATATCAGCACATTGCTGTTCCACCGGTGACGGCGGCGTTTCCGGTGCTGACGGATTATCCTGTGAGGTATCCGCTGTTCCGGTCTGTTCTGCTTTCAGTGAGAAATATGCCTGCCAGCCAAGAAGCGTGGATGCCGGCAGGCTGAGTACGCGGTAGGGATCAATTTCTTTGAGCTCTTCCGCGAGTTGGTGAGCAAAGAAAAGCAACGGGCTGTCCGTCAGTTTTTTTTTGCCTCTTCGAGCGTACCGACAGAGTGTCGTTTCACGATGTTAATGGCATCGATCAGAATGGCGTTGTCATGAACATTCACCATTTCATCAGCGGTCGGCAGCAGTGATTTATCAACCGGTTTACCGCCGTCATCAACAATGCAGTTCAGCAGCATATCGACGTTCATCAGAGACGCTTCGCGCACTTTACCGTCCATGTTCAGATCGGCTACTTCCTGCTCCAGGGTGATCAACTCATTGGCGGTCATACGGCGGATATTTACCTTAACCCCGCAGAGGATTTCCACTTCACGGATTTCCGGCTTTGCCGCCAGCAGTGATGCTTTCAGGCCTTTCATTATTTTGTTGCTCCTTTGGTCTGATCACCCGCAGCACCTGCAACACCCCAGGTCAGATTGTTCTGTTTACCTTTAACCGTGATCTGAATGGCTTCGTTTGCCGGTGCAGAAACGTCATTCATCTCCCAGCCTGACAGCGATAACAGCATGGTCGCGGTGCGTTTGTTCGGCAGAGCAAAGTAAAATTGCACCGTTTCGCGTTTTTCCGCCGCATTAAGGAACGCTGCGAAATCTTCATTTTCTGGGTCATCAATAAACCCCAGGGATTTCTCCGGCCCTTCCGGCAGGTCAGAAATAAACTGCTTGGATGTGTCGATCAGAGTGGTGACATCCACAAAGCTGCCGGACTGCCCGGTGGCGCCCAGCGCCTTACAGTTAATCAGTGGTTTCATTGCTTCCACGGTATCGCCGGGTTTCCCGTATTTCACCACGGTACCGGCGGGTAACTTCGCGTATTCCGGTGAGGTTTTATTGTCAGCCATAATTGCTCCTTTAATACTCAGAGAGTGCATTGCGGATCTGCTGTGTCAGTACTTTCAGAACCGCGCGTTTGTTGTAATCCAGTGCCGGACGGATAAACGGCTTCGCTACCTGTTTCACTGTGCCGAACTCCTGCGCCCTGGCTTTCATGTAGTGGTCTTTTGCCGGGCCGACGGTGACCATCACACCACCGTTCGTGCCTTTGATTTCCTTTGTTTTTATTGTGATATTTTCCCGCATATGCTTTCCTTTCCCCTTCGGGTCAAATCCGGCATGCTGCTCCATATCCTCTTTCACAACCTGCATTGCCTCACGACCGGCGGAACGCAGTATTTTGGTTTTCAGCGCGGTTTCGACCTGCTGTAACCGGCGCCTGAGTTCTTCCAGCCCCGTAACTTCGATTCTGGTTATCACACGGCATCCTCCGGATAAGTGATGATGAAATCCCGCATTACCGACCAGCGGACAGTGTTGTTTGTCAGCTCTTCCCGTTCCTGCTGAAAGCCACCACGCTGCACGATCTGTACCGGGTAATTACCGATGTAACCATGCTGGATTGGCTCCCAGGCATCACGGATGGCTTTATCCAGCAGCAGGGCTTTTCCGTAATCATTCAGCACGTGAATACTGATTTGAAAACGCGCCACGATAAGATGAGTGGTGACCATACCGGCGGAATACCGCGGATCACTGATGCGCTGAAAGGTGATACCTTCCTGTGCATCTTTCGGTAATAACAGGGGGAAAACGGGCATTGCGGTGATAGCGGAAAGAGACGACTTAAGGTCACTTTCGATCATGTCGTATGTCTGCCTCCGTGGTAATAATCAGTTTCGCAGGGTCATTACGGTCACAGGCACGGACTGTAAAAAACCGGTTCTGGTATTCAATCACCCAGTCGATTTGCACATCCGTGCGTGACCGCGCAGTAAACTGCATGGTTTCGATGACCTGATCCTGCCCTGCCGTCCGGATTTTACGGTTGGATATCGCCTCGGCTTTGGCCCACACCGTGATGACTTTCGTCAGTTCGGTACGGGAATCACCGAGATCACCGGTCACCACCTCCGGCCGGTACAGGGTGATGCGTTTGTTGAGTTCACCGGCACGTAACCCGCTCATTCCAGGTACCTCACATAAGGTTGCAGCAGCACATCAACCGCCATCGGCAACACCGCCACGGATTCACCGGTTACAACTGATTCGCGGTTTGCATACCAGTTACCCACCAGCAGGAGCATAGCGACCTCAATATCGCCGCCATAAACCAGGGTGGTTTCCGGATCGGGGCTTTCATCAGAATCCGTGATTAAGGTACGCCGGGTGTGATTTTCCACCAGGCGGCCGGCGGCAATAATGTAAGATTTCAGCAACTCATCTTCATCATGGAAATCCTGATCCAGTCTCACCTGTTGTTTTGCACGTTCCAGAGAAAGCATTATTTCCCCTTAGCACCACGCTTAGATTCAGGTGCAGCTGGTTTTTCCGGCTCTGGCTCTGGCTCTGGCTCTGGCTCTGGCTCTGGCTCTGGCAGAATATTATCCGGAATTTCCCCGGCATAACCTTTCTGTATCAGTTCGCGACCGTGTAATTCTGACGTTTCAATTTCTTCACCTTCCACAACGACACGGTGTCCGAAATAAAATGCCCGGAGTACAGTCATTTTCATCATATTTTCCTTACGAAAAAGCGGCCCGCAGGCCGCCTGTTTTCCGATAGTTATTCACCAGCACCGGCTACGGTGAAATCACCATAGACAAAGGCTTCCGGGCGTTTTACTGCCAGGGCAAGGCGCTCTTCACAACGGATTGAGATCATGTTTTTCTCAAAATCGTCGGCGTTTTCAGTGGAGATCACCACGTTGGTTTCTTCACGGTCAAACAACTGAGCACCGGCATTAAACGCCCCTGTCAGGAACTTACCTTTGAATGCCGCCGTTTCTGTTGCCACGACCGGCAATCCCCACAGTGTAGGGCCGGTAAGTGAGGCCGGATTGGCAAGGATGTAGCGCCCCAGCGAATCCTTGGTCAGTTCGATTTTCGCCCAGTCAATAAAGTGCAGGACATGCCCGGATGCCGGGAAGCGCGCCAGCTGAGACTGCAGCATTGCCAGGCGCAGATCATCAATACCATTCTGTTTTTCAACACTGAATTCAGGTTTGTATTTCGATGCCTGCGGGATAATGCCGTGCAGATGCGCCCCGGAGCCGTCACCGAACAAAATTTCCTGTTCTTCAACAAACTTCAGGCCGTAACGCATTTCAGCATCCACCAGTGACTGCAGTTGTGAAAAGTCATCCAGGATCTGCTTGGATGCTTTAAACATGTGAGCAATAGTGGTTACCGGGGTGATTTTGGTTGCAAACTCAATATCACTGTAAGGCTTGGTGGTATTTTCCGGAACCACTGCTGCCTTATTGGTAAATCCGGTCTGCTGAACCCAGAAGATTGCCGGTGACTGCGTTTTTCCCGGAGCAATCAAATCACGGATAAATAACCGTTGTTTTGGTGCCACATCAACACCCGGCAGACGGTGAGGCTCAACAACACCTTCGGCAACGCCGGTTGAAATCAGCGCCGCCTGTACCGGCACAGAAATGCGTTTATTCCCCTGGATGCTGGAGTTAATATCCTTCAGCACTTCTGCCGAAATCAGTTGCTGACCAAAAGATTGCGCGGCTTTCAGGGCACTCTGAAGAGGCATCTGGGCAATGTGCTGTTCCAGTTCCCCCATCGCGGATTTAATGGTTTTTTCGGCTTCGCGCAGCGCGTTAAGCTCCAGCGCCATTTTATCAACAGCCTCTTTTGTCTCTGCACTGAGTCCGCCCGCTTTTTGTGCTTCTGTCAGTGCGCTCTCCGCCTTGGCATTAAAGTCGCTGTTTGCTTTTTCAATCTGCGCTTTCAGGCTTTTCAGTAATTCGTTTGTATCAGACATAATGTCTCCAGTAATTAACGTGCCGGAGTAAAGGCTCTTACCGCCTCTTCCAGTTCAGATAGGGTTTGTGGATTTATTTCAGCGGCAGCGCATGGCGTACCTTCAGGATCGGAAGCAGCGCCCGGCATACTTCCCGTTAAAGCAGAAATCAGTTTCCGGCGCTCAGAGCGCGGTGTGTTTGTTTTTGCCAGCAGCGCATCAATTTTTCTGACCGCGGCCTGCGGGGTTTCGTCACCGTTATCGATAGCGTCAGCTGCCAGAAGACCATCGGCAAACCCGTTGTCAATGGCATCGCTGCTGCCGATATAGGTTTCTTCATCCATCATCCGGCAGATATCTTTTTCATCCTGTCCGGTTCTGGCCATATAGATACCCGCCATGGCTTTATCAAACGGCTTAAGATCAGCGGCCAGTTTTGCAAAATCATGTCGGTTACCCATGCTGATAGCCCAGCAGTTATGGATCATCAGAAACGCGCCCCGGCCCATCAGAATTTCATCTCCGGCCATCGCGATTATTGATGCTGCTGACGCGGCGATACCCAGGACATTGACGGTGACATGACCATTGTGTGCCCTGAGCAGGTTGTAAATAGCCAGACCTTCGAACATGTCACCACCGGGGCTGTTAATATTCACCACCACATCATTGTCACCGATAACCCGCAGCGCTGCGGCAATCCGCTTTGCGGAAACACCATCACCCCACATATCGGCACCGATCACATCAAGAATGGAAATAGTGTTATCAGCACTGGCTGCTTTTATGCCGCTGTTCCAGTTTTCCAGCGCTTTCGGTTTCAGTTCATAATTAACTGACGCGCAGGGGCGACCCTCCGGCGCTGCCGGCAGGTTACTTTTTTTCATGAAATTTACTCCCCGGAATGAGGTGATTGCGTGGATTGTTGTTGCGGACCCGCTGCGGCAGAAGAGGATTCAGGGAAAAGCCAGTTCGCTATTCCTGCCCGCAGTTTTTCTGATTCATTTTTCCCGTTGTCTTTACCGAGCTGATCGATCGGGGTCAGGTTAAGCTGGACAGTATAAATATCACCACCATCAATCGGAGGAAGATTTTCAAGACGGCGGACATCATTGCGGCTCATCCATCCGTTTTGCAGTGATGTTGTGTAGTAAGCTGAACGCCCCGCGCTATCTGCCCTGAGTAACCCTTCAACAGAAAATTCAGCATAATAATCATCGTCATCGTTCAGCAGGCAACGGCTGATTTCCTGTTCGATATTCACCAGCAGCGGACGCAGTGTATTGGTCAGAAACTGCATATTCATCCCTTCCACACTTGACGCCCAGCTGCTCTGTTTATCCATGTGACCAACCATGAACGGCGGCACGCGGAACCAGCGGCAAATCTCCTCTATGCTGAAAGTCCGGCTTTCCAGCATTTGCGCAGCCTCCGGGTTCATGGTGACATTGTTGTATTTCATCCCCCCTTCAAGCACCATAATTTTTCCGGCATTTTTTGAACCGACAAATGCCTCAATATATTTCCTGATCCGCCCGCGCTGATCATCGTTCAGCGGCATTTCTGCCGACAGGAATCCGGAGCTCTGAAGACCGTTTTCGAATATTTTTGCGGCGGACTCCTCGACAGACATCGCGGCACCAATCACATCACGCCCGGTTTTTACCGGGATCATGCCGCAGATACCATCCATCCCGAAACCACGTATATGCATCATCGATTTCAGAGGAATATCTCGCTTTGTCTGTGTCAGCGGGTCGGTATATTCATATTCCAGACGACCGCTTTTTCCGCGTCTTACCACCATGTTCTGTGGTAAGAGCGGGTGCAAAGCGACCAGTTTTGATCCGATATACCGCTTCTCAATAAAGCCGTTACCCCGCAGGCAGATACTGGCGACCACCATCAGCATAAAACGGGATGGTGTCATCTCAGCGTTCGGCTGCTTACATAAAAGCCGGTATACCGGATGCTCTTTCGCCAGCGTCCGGGAGCCGTCACTCTGATTCTGATAGATTTTCAGCGGCAATGTTGAGATGGATTCACTTAGCAGGCGCACACAGGACCATACCGCAGACAGCTGCATGGCTTTATCTGCCGTCACTACCTTTCCGCTGCTGCTGGTACCGGCCCATTCCTGCCAGAATTCACCGGATGTCAGATGAACAGGCACGCCCAGCCAGTTAAGCAGCGCACTGCGGATGCGGCCCGGTTGCTTATTTTGCTTCATTAAATACCTACCATAATTGGGTTTTCAAAGAATCCGGAAAGATCCTGCTTATCCTCCCCGCCATTCACCATCTGGCGTGATTTGGCCGTAAACAGCGCGACCGGTCCGTCAATTTTGTTTTCCGGTGTCGATTTGTTCGGGAAGATGTTGTCGTTTTTGTCCGGCTTTACAGTCACGTTCGACATCATCCAGGACATCATCGGGTTGTGATCATGGTGAAATTTGCCGGAATAGACATCGGCCTGTACTGTTTTCATGGATTCAGACATGTTTTTCACTGTCTGCGCCACTTCCACCAGCGGGATGCCCTCTTCCGCCAGGCGGCGTGAGAACTGCACCGCGCTCCATGGGTCAAACCCGAGTTCACGCAGATCGTCACCTTCGCACCATGCCAGAATGTCGGCTTTGATGATGTCATGATCAATAACCTCGCCGTCAGTCAGTTCAAGATGTCCGGCAGCCGCCCATTTCCGATACAGCTCCGCAATATGGTTCGGTGCGGTTTCTATCCGGTCTTCCGGCAGCCAGAATTTACACTTAACATGCACCTGTCCGCGCGGATCTTCATAAACCTTAATTGCTGCGGCCACGTCGATTTTATTTGCCAGGTCAACGCCGACCCAGACCGGGTAATTTTTCAGTTCATCATCCGGCGCATTCTCTGGGCAGTTGTCCCATTTTCCTGAGTCCATCCAAATCGACTCCGCGTTAACCCACATATTGAGGTGTTTGGTCAGAAAGTTGGGCCGGGCGGCAATCTGCTCTTTTGCTTTTTTCGCCAGGCGGCGCATATCATCAAAACGTTTACAGACACCCAGCCCCGGGTTGGCTTTTATCCAGATGCTTTCATCGAACGGATCATCACCTTCGTCCGGCGTATAAATTGCCGCGAAAAAGGTGTCATCCTCCACCACACCCCGCAGCACCTTGATGGCGTAATCCCTCAGTTCGTAGCAGATGCCTTCGCGGTTAAACCCCGCCGTGGTGATCGCAAACAGCAGTGATTGCAGACGGGCACCGGTCGCCGTTTCCAGCACATCCCACACATCACGGGTTTTGTGGGCGTGAAGTTCGTCCACAATACCGCAGTGAATATTCAGGCCGTCGAGGTTGTTTGCGTCACTGGAAAGCGGTTCGAACTTGGATGCGGATCGCTCCTGGTAAATCGCCAGTTTATTAAATTCAAACAGGCGACCAAGTGAGCTTTTCGCCTTTTTGATCATGTTTTTCGCATCTTCAAACACGATACGGGCCTGGTCACGGGTTGTGGCAGCCGAGTAAACCTCGGCGCCCCCCTCACCGTCAGCACCGGTCATATACAGGCCGATGCCGGATGAAAGTGTGGATTTGGCGTTTTTACGCGCCACTTCGTTATAGGCTGTCCGGAAGCGACGAACCAGTACCGGATCGCCGTCATCGTCGTACTGAGCCTCACCGCTGAGTTCATCAACCAGCGGGATCACGAAACCAAAGATATTAATCAGAATAAAGGTATGCCACGGCATCAGCTCTATCGGCTTGCCTGCCAGCGCCCCTTTGACGTGCGGGACAAACTGGTAAAAATCCAGAATATGCTGGGCGCGTTCTTCAATGAAAAAGATATCGCGCTCAGGGCCGCGCTCTAAATCATCAAGAAACCGCTGACACGCCAGGCGTATCAGTTCGCCCGTAACTATTTCTCCGGCAACCACCTGTTCGGCGTACCGGATCCCATCTGCTACGGTTGCCATTCATCATTTGCGCTTTTTCATAAATGCCTCGAAAGGGTCTTCTTCGGCTGGTGTGTTAATCGTTACCTTCGAGCGGGACGCCGGGGTCATACCAAATTCACCCAGCATTGCCCGGATCCGTTTCCAGGCATCAGCTTTCATTGCCGCCACCGGGTGTGCTTTTATCAGTGGTCCGCCATCACTCTGTGTTGTGTAGGTGTAACCTTCTTCGTCCAGGGTGTCGCAGTGCTGCCGGTATTCGGTGTATGCCTCGATCAGCAGCTCCAGCGCTTTGGCATCCATCGAACTCATCACGCCCATGGCATCGAGTTCTTCCCCGATCCGCTTAAACCAGTATTTCCCCTGCTTGGTAAAATGCTTCGGAGTTGAGGGTACCCCTGACGGCGGTTTCGGTTCTTTTTTATTGATCGGGCGTTTTGATGGGTTACCCCTGACCAAACGCAGGTGTGACGGGGTTTTCGGTGGTCCCGACATAATCGTTTTCTCCTATTGATTCCCATCCGGGGATCCCGGAAAAAAGTTTTCTAACCTGCGGCGATCTGAAAAGAGGTAAGGCGGCGGTCCTCTGGCCGTGGGGCGGCAGAGATTTGACCTCCCCCTCCCCCTGCTCTATTCAAGGTGAATATCCGGAGCATCATCAACCACAGACGGATGCCAGAGAAAACTAACAGATATAGATGAATGCGGCGGCGATGTTGTTTCTATCTTTATGTCGGTCTGGTGGGATAACATCTCACCATCAACACTGAGGCAATACCCGACAAACCTCCCGCCTTTAAACATCCGGGATAGCTTAACCTGCTTCTTTTTCATCGTGTTCTCTCCGTTGCAGTCTTCCGGTAGTGACATGGCCAGCACAGACTCTGCAGATTGCTTTCCGCATCGGTTCCCCCATGTGCTTTAGGTGTGATGTGGTCAACTGTCTTTGCTTCAGTTGCCCGGCCTTCACGCAGGCACTCTTGGCATAGGTGTTTATCCCTGCTCAGCACCACAGCACGCAACCTGTCCCACTTGGTACCATAGCCGCGTTCGTGACGGCTCTTGCCCTGCTGGTGGTTCTCCCACCCTGTATTGCGATGTTCTTCGCAGTATCCGCTGCGGTCGGTGGTTGTCTTTGCGCAGCCGCGTTTGCGGCACGCGCGGGGTATACGTGGTGGCATCATATCCTCCGATTACAAAGCCCGCTCATTATGAACAGGCTTTATGATTGGTTTATGCCGTCTCTCCGGCTGTCACGCCATGCTGCTCCGGCAGTTGACGTTGCTGCCCGTATCGGTAACCACACCGTGGATTCGTTGTTTTTGATTCTCTCCGTGCACTCACTGCATGAGATAAACAGGTCATAGTTAACACAAGGAGACTGCGACAACGCCGCGCATAAAAAAGCCCACTCAGTGAGCAGGCTTTGTGATGGGTTATTCGTCAGAAGCGGGAGATTCGCTTTTGCAGTACCTGAGAATATTTCGCCATTAATGACAACTGGTCGATTAATAAATCCTGGTCTTCCTGATGGATGGATTTAAAAATATCCCCACCAGTAAATGCGGTGAGCTTTGAAATTTTGTCATCAAGCTCTGCTTTTTCATCCACTACTCGCTGTTGATGTGGTTGCATAGTTAACTCCTGTAGATATAAAAAAGCCCCGCTGTTTAGCGAGGCGTTGCTACTTTATCTGACCTGTGAGCTTTATCGCCCAATAGTCATATGGGGTCAGGCTGTGTATGGCATCCGCCAAATCAAGCAGCCAGTCAGGCCACCAGTTTCGGACAGCTACACGACACTCCCCCTTAGGGTCACCAACATAAATTGGCACAATCCCCATAAACAGGCCGTAGTGGTCGTAATCCTGCTTTATCTGTTCTTTTGTCAGCCGGTTAAATATCGCCATTATTTCGCTCTCTCCGCCTCAATCTCCCGTATTGCCTGCTTATCCAGATTGCATGCTTTAATTACTGACATCAGTTCGATGTTGTATTCCGCGATATCGCCCCACGTCATTTTGTCGGGAATATCCGGCATCGGGCAGTCAGTAGTCAGGCTTGCAGGGATTGGGACGTGAGGGGCTGATACATACTCAGTCTTTGTACTGCCGCATCCGGTCAATGAGACCACCAGGAGCAGCAGCGGAAGCGCAGTCATTACCCACAAGAATAACGTTGACGTCTTTCTTGGCTGCCTGTGCGTCCAGTGTGTTTTTTCGCTTGGCATCTATGGTCTCCCCAGAGATACGATGAAAAGTAGTGACTGCGGTTAATGTGGTGGCATTAATCACCTGCTGTGCTGACAGCTTTTCAGATAGTGTGTCACGCTCTTTCCTGGCATCACCGAGAGCGTCACAAAGAAAAGCCATCAAAATCAGCGACACCGCCAGCAGCACGCCGCAGACAGTTACCATTGTTTTCACATCTGCCCCCGCACATTCTCACACTCATAGTGGATCACACCGTCCAGTGGGTTACCCGGTAGCGGCTTACAGTGATTCGGGAGTGAATACAGATAACAGCCCGCCAACAGAGCAGTAGTCAGCAGGATGATAGCAATGATGATCAGCATTAAAGGGTTCCGTGGCATACCGCTTTCTCCGTCTCGCGCCGGTTAATCAGACCCTGCCACTGTTTACCACCGGCAAACGTCCAGCGCTTCATTTCGTCACACGCACCGGCGATATCACCGGCATTGAGTTTACGCAGCATCGTGGAGCGCGAAAATGCGCCGGGGCCGACGTTGTAGACAAATGAATAGATGGCCGCCCGGGTGTTATCGTCAATCGACACTTTGATCATCGGGTCAACCGCGCGCCGGACTTTCGTCAGGTCGTCATGCAGCAGCGCCTTACATTCAGCGTCCGTGTACAGCTTGCCGGGCTGAATATCACTACCGGTATGGCCGTAACATACGGTGAGCACCCCGGCCACATCACGGTAAGGTTTGTACTCAACACCCTCATACGCGGGGATCAGCACCAGCGCACCGGCAATCGCCCCGGCGGCACAAGCGGCCATGACTTTTTTAAATAATCGGTTATTCATGATGTTCTCCGGCTTTCAGTTGGAATTCTTTCCGTTTGTAATACCAGTTCACCAGGAACGTCCCGACAGTACAGATGATCCCGGCAACAATAGCCCACTGGTCCAGAGATAAAACGCCAAAAGCAGAGGTTATAAGTCCCCAGGCGTATGCTGTAGGGCTGGAATATTTGTCAGGCATGCGCATATCCACCCCCTGCGGAGTGTTCCGTATGTTGAGTGATAGGGAAATGCCGCAACCGGTTTATATTGTTACAGACGGTTAAAATGAGGTGGCTGCGGCATTGTTCTGGTAATCCCACCAGCGGCGGGAAAGCAATAAAAAGAGCACTGTGGCCGAATACGGATTAGGTAATGAGCCTGTCGTATTCCAATGCTCTTGTTGTTGCGGGAAATAAAAAAGGTCGCCGGAGCGACCTGTTAATATTGTAATTCAAATATTAAACTTAAATAGACCTATAATGTGGTTTCAAGACGTCATGCCATTGTCTCAACGTTGAAGCTCTTCTTATTTTTGTTTTCTCACTCAATGACAGACATTTTTCCTTCAAGAATTCATCTGCAGTTTGTGGATTTATTTCAGATAAGTTGTTAACTCCACTCCAGGTAACCCAAGCCCAACCGCAATGACTGGCTTCAAAGCTCCGAGCAGCAATAGCATATTTACGCTCAATGTCATCAAATTCTGCAATTTGTTGGCCTAATGCAGATAAATAACCAGATTGATTAATAAATCCAAGGATCTTAGCTGCATGCTTATAATACGCTATGTGCCTAGCATCTAATCCTATAGTCTGGGCTGATACTGGTTTATCTTCCCATATCAATCGAACCAGAAGAAAAACCTTCTCTATAATGTTTGCTTGTGGTACTTGATAGCCACCAACATACTCACTTGCCATTCTGGCTAACTTATTTATATGAATTTCGGCATCTCTTTTACTTATCTTCAGAATGATCTCATCTGTATTATTACTTTTAAGTTCAAAGTCGGAGCTAGTATCAATAATTCCCTGAAAAAGGGCAGAAAGACTTTGAGCATCAATTTTATTTTTTTCAACAAAGGATATGATGTCTTGTTTTCCAATAATCAACTGATTAAGCTTCAACAATAACTCTTCAATAGAATTCATTTCTTGAGCTTTAAATGATAAAACAAAAGAACCAGGCCTTGCAGCAACAGGTACCATTGAATCTTTTATATCAAAGATATCTAAAAGTGAATTATATAATTCATTAAATCTCTCAAATAATCTTGAAACACCATTAAGTTCAAGTGGTTTTATAGCGCTACTTGATTTTTCAATATGTATCTCATGTGTTGAAAATTGCTTTTGCTCCCCAAGCTTTCCGGTTTCAAGCATAGGCACAACCATACTGATAAACAAACCTTCTTTTGGAAGCTTGACCAATGTTTTTATCTTATCAGTATCAAAACAAAGAAAGTCTACTTTCTCTTTTTCATCATAAGGAAGGTTTATTTGATAAAAAAACTTTTGCTCTTGGTAAACAAGAGATTGATATATATCGATTCTTTTTCTTTCTAAATTTTCCAACCTAGAACTTGATATAGGAATCAAAAACCATTTGTCATATTCTTCTTCATCACCAATCCAGTAAAGAAGAAAGATCCCACCAACCTCGTTAGTAACTGAGAAAAATTTAGGTCCCTCGAAAAATTCATAAACATTTTTCATATATAAAGAACCAAAACGAGTATCCTTCAAGAATAGATTACTCATTTAGTCACCTCCCTTATACATGAAAATTTTTTGTGAACCTGATGATCCTTTACAAACCATATAGTGTAATGCGTGGTATCAGGAGCTCCGGTTTTTAACATCTTCCCATCACCCGGACTTAGTTCACCTTTAGCTACAAATCTAGTGCCCACACCTTCTGGAAATTTGTCAAACGCGTTTGTTACTGATTTTTCATCGGAGTACAGAGAAGTCCCATAGCAATACGTAAGACTAATACCTTTAAATCTTTTCAGTCTGTTAGGATTTTCAGTATACATATCATCGAAGCAATGTAGTGACGCAGGGTTTTGCTTCACGAGCCGGAAAAATACACCATTAGCCTCTGTTGCGTTACTTGGAGGAACATTCTTAGGATAGTAATCTGGAAAGCTATACTCAGGAGCAACAACTTCCTTTTTCTTTCTTTCAGCCATAACAATCACATAACAAAAATAATTTAAAAAAGACATAGAGTCAGATCCTATGCCAACTATTTTCTCATGGTGCTAAATGTATAACTAATTATTAATTATAAATAATTAAACCCACTCAATTTGGTGGGCCTATATTTAGCTGATTGTTTTGTTGATACTTTTCTCAGCTTATTGCTGAAATACTAACCTCGTTACATTGGAAGTCAAGCTTTAATCAAATGTTCAAGTGTACACGCCAAGAAATTTTCACAATTGCAAGGCAGGCTAAATTGGGCAGATCGACCACTGTTCATAACCACAGTATAAACGATTCATTCGGGTATACAAAGTACCTACGGACCTATGAGCACAATTAGATAATCATGCAGATAAAAGCCGCACACAGCTCTTGTGTTAAGTGATAACAAGGTGATTGATACTGTGGCGGCGTATACGAAAAAAGGCCGCACAGGGCGGCCTTTAAGATTGGTGGATGATTTAGTTCATCCGGACTGCTCTGCGCTACCAGAGCCTCACAGCAAGTATCCAGTTGTTCGGAATAACCGAACACGTGAACTACCAAGAAACTCAGAAGGGTTTAAATTGTAAGTTATCATTGTACGTTAGACTTCAACCTCAAAAAAATATAATTATAAAATAAAAATATATTATTCAATGAGATAAAGCGTTTTTTATTATCAATAATTAGTAGAAAATGACAGAAATAACTTTCAACATAATTTTCAGCAATAAAACCGCTCATTTTTACACTTAGCCCTGATGAATCCCCTAATGATTTTGGTAAAAATCATTAAGTTAAGGTGGATACACATCTTGTCATATGATCAAATGGTTTCGCGAAAAATCAATAATCAGACAACAAGATGTGCGAACTCGATATTTTACACGACTCTCTTTACCAATTCTGCCCCGAATTACACTTAAAACGACTCAACAGCTTAACGTTGGCTTGCCACGCATTACTTGACTGTAAAACTCTCACTCTTACCGAACTTGGCCGTAAC